CCAAACATCAGAAGGTAAATTCAAATTTACAGGTAACTCAGAAACAGGGAGTTGGTTCTTCTTACAAGATGCCAGAGAATTGGTTGATTATAATGAAGGAGAAAGAATTGTTAAGGAGATTGTATTTGGTGTTTATGCTGAAGTATTGTAATTAAAATAGAGAGATGAATACAGAGAACATTTACCAGATCATAGATGATCTACAAGGATTCGCAGATCAATCAGGATCTGAATGGATGAAAGAGAAACTCCATATGTTGGAGGCTCATTTAGCAGTTTTAGAAAATCAATCAAATAAATAATCATGAAAAGAGGAAAGGTGGTTAGTGTAACTCCAAAGGGAGATTACCAATTAAGAGATGGAAAGACTTTATACAAGTTCTTCATCTCATTTGACAATGGAGATTCTGGAGAGTATTCTTCAGTAAAGCCTGATCAGGACAAATTCAATGTTGGTCAGGATGCAGATTATGAGTTGAATGCAACTCAGTATGGGAATAAGATTAAGCCTGTTTATTCAGGAGGTGGTGGATATGCTCCAAAGGGGAACTATTCATCTGGATCTGATGACAAGCAGAAGATGATTGTAAAGCAGTCGTGTTTGAAAGCAGCAGTTGATCTCCTGAAGGATAAAGGAGCGAAGAGCACAGATGTTCTGAAGGTAGCGGATTCTTTTGTTGCTTGGGTAATGGAAGAGGACAATAAGCAGGAGACAGATTATAATACTCATTTCTCTTCAAGAGAGGAAAAGATAGCAACGGCTCAGGCAGTTGTTAATGGTCAGGTAGATGATGATCTACCATTTTAATTGGTTTTAGTAGTGGATATAGAGAGGGATTGACCACCCTCTCTTTTTTTTATCTTATATTCAGATATTGAAACTAATTGTTAATTTAGAGGGATGATCCATAAACACATAATTAAATCAGATAGGACTCTAGGATATCTGGAGAAGGCTAGAGCAGGATTGATTGCTGAGGCATCAAGATTTGGAGTCAATGAGATAGATGATTATCTCAGATTCAAGAAGGGAAATTTCATAGTAGTAACAGGACATGCTAATGTGGGGAAAACTCACACTATGACTTATCTTCAATTATTGCATACTCTAGAGAATGGAACAAGGTGGTTAATATATTCCTCAGAGAATGAGGTTCAATCTCTCCAGAGAAAGATCATTGAATTTCTAGCAGGTAAACCTATCAATCAGATAGATGAGCAAACATTCTGGAGACATCACGCTTTTGTAGAAGGACATTGGGCTTTCCTAGATTCGGAGTTGATAGTTAATGCTTTTGAATTGTTGGATATTGCTAGAGAGGTTTACGATGCTTGGGAGTTTGATGGGATGATGATAGATCCTTATAATTCACTAACAATCAGGAAGGAGGATCTCAAAGGTATCTCTACTCATGAATATCATTATGAAGTAACTTCTCATTTAAGGAAATTCTGCAAGGAATATGGAGTAACTACGATCCTGAATACGCATCCTGCAACAGAGGCATTGAGAAAAGTATTCAAGGGATCTCATGAGTATGCAGGACATACGATGCCGCCAATGGCTTCAGATGTTGAAGGTGGTGGTAAGTTTGTGAATAGAGCAGATGAATTCTTTGTGATTCATAGATTCACGCAGCATCCTCAGGATTGGATCTATACGGATATTCATGTGAGGAAGATCAAGGAATTGGAATCTGGAGGTAGACCTACTCCTCTGGATAGTCCTATCAGGATGGAATCCACAATAGGAAATTGTGGCTTTGCAGTAAATGGATTAGATTTGGTAAGTAAAGAAAGGATAATAGATGGATCTCCATTTTGAAGGTAACAAACTATATTTCATGGAGAAGGAGGCTGAGTTGATCAAAGTCCTGAACTATGTGAGTAAAGAATTAGGGAATCAGGAAGCGATGACCACAGAGCAGATGTGGGAAGTGTTTAATATCCTGATGGATACATCTGGGGTATATAGACATATCACAGATTACTTCACAACTTTGGATAAGGCTATCCTAGATGCAAGGATTAAGAATGGTAAGTTGAAGCAAGAGTTGTATGATTATAAGAAAGAGAATGAGAGATTACAGAAGATAGTAGATGAACACATAGATAATTTTTAGAGATGAAGAAAGTGAATAGTTTATCAGGAGGAAAGACCTCTTCATATATCGCAGCAAATTATCCTGCTGATTATGATGTTTTTTCTCTTGTTAGAATAGAGGATCAGAACTGCAAATTCCCTGATGAGAAGATTAGAAAAGAGGTAGAGGATCGCATCCAAGCACCATTCATAGGAACAGCAGAGGATGATATGATTATCTATACAATGCTTGACCTTGAGCAGTACATAGGTAGACCTATCACTTGGGTTACAGGCAAGACCTTTGAACAAATTATTTCTAAGCATGGGGGTTTCCTACCTAATAAAATTGCAAGATATTGTACAACTGATACGAAGACTATGCCCATTGCTCAATGGAGACATAAAAATATAGATAGTGATGTTATCATGAGATTTGGATATAGAGCAAATGAAAAGGGAAGAGCCAGTAGAATGTTAGACAAGACAAATGATAATGGAATGACTGAGGTCAAGATTATTGTAGGCACTCATTCAAATGGAAATAATAAATGGAAGAACATAGAGTATTGTAAGCCAGAGTTCCCATTGATAGAGAACAACATATATAAGGATAGTATAGAATCCTTCTGGAATGATAAGCCTGTGCGGTTTGCTTATATGAATAATTGCATTGGATGTTGGTGGAGAGGACCTATGCTTTTGAAACACATGGCTGATAAACATCCTAATAAGATGGAATGGTTTGCTCAACAGGAAGAAAATAATAAGGGTAGATTTAAAAGTGAAGTCTCTTATAGAGAAATACTTGACTATAATAGTCAGATAATGTTATTTGATGATGATTTCAACGAATGTGATTCAGGATATTGTGGACTTTAAGAGGAAGATGATTAATGGTCAGAGATTCCGAATATCAGGAATGGAGTTCATATGCATAGAGACTCATGCATATTTACAGACCAGAGTAGATGGAGAGCAGAGTGATATAGATGTAGGATCTAGTTATTACATAGTGAGGAATACCTCAACAGGATCATTACACAGAATACCATTTCAGAAAATAATAGATAAAGAGAAAGAGATAGAATGGAAGAGTTAGGAGAAGTATTAAAAGCATATTATGAGAGCATTGGAATCATCCCAGAGAATAGCAGGAAACTTGATCAGGTTTATGCGAGATCTGCAATGATGGTTGCTCTGAGAAAATATATGACTCTGCAGCAGGTGGGCAGGGTTTTTGGTAAGAATCATGCAACGATTCATCATGCTGTGAAGAATCATGATACTAATCATTCTTGGAGTGATATGTATAGATTCTTCTATCAGACTGCAAAGGATATCCTAGTGGATAAGCCTTCTCTGGAGATCCAGAAGGATAATACATTGATGGCTCAGTTCACTAGACAGAGGATGAGAATCATGGAATTGGAAGGTGAGAATAATAACTTGAAAATGAAGGTGTTAGAATTGGAGGAAAAAATCACTATATTAGAAGCAGATGGAATTAGAGTTTAGCCCACTTGTTGGATTTATGGTAGGATTCAATTATGCCTACTTTCCTCCTGAGAATGGAGAGCCACCTTTGCACTTTCTACAGATAGGAATAGGGATAGGGATTATAGGTATAACATGGATCGCATAGAAAAGTTTTATAGAAAGAACTTCAAACGATTAACAGGATTCATCAAGGAATATACAGATGGATCTTATCAGATCGCCTCTGATATTGTTCAGATGGTATTCTTACGACTTTTGGAAATGGAGAGCGAAGGGAGAACCAACTTTTATGAGGAGGACTCCCTTAACTTTTTTTATGTCTATAGATCATGTATCAATACGGCTCTGAAGTATCAGAGAGCAAAGAAGAAGATCAATAAGATTTCTCTGGAAGATATAGATCTGGAGTTTGAGGATATTCCAGAGAGTAAGGCAGCGATGGAGAAACTGATACAGAAGATGGAGCAGGAAATGGGGGATCTTCATTGGTATGATGAGAAGATGCTGAGAATTCATATGGAAGGGAATTCAATGAATAAGATTCATAGAGAATCAGATATAGGATTAACATCAATTAAGAATACGATCAAGAATGGAAAAGCAAGAATCTACGAAGGACTCAGGGAGGATTGGGAAGATTTCCAAAATGGAGACTACGACCAAATCTAAGAAGAGAGGCAGACCTAAGAAGAATAAGCCTAAGGGATTGGGTGATACTATTGAACAGATAACTGAGGCAACAGGAATTAAGAAGGTAGTAAAAGCAATCGCAGGAGAGGATTGTGGTTGTGATGAGAGGAAGGAGAAACTGAATAAGTTATTTCCATATTCTCGGCAGCCTGAATGTCTGAATCAGGAGGAGATTGATTATCTATCAGGAGGCGTTCTAAAGAAGAAAACTCTGAATCATGATCAGAGAGTAAGAATAGCAGAGATACATTCCAGAGTATTTAACCACAAATATGATGTGCCCTGCACCTGTTCTCCAAAGATCTGGATACAATGGATCAGAGAATTAAATGAACTCTTAGATGCAACTAAAGAAGTATCTTAAGGAGGGTAGGAAACTATCTGATGCCCGAACCGCCATTTGCGTTGAGGTCGGTAAATCTGGAGAGGCTCTCTTCAGGGAATTGACAGGAGCGCACAAGTCATCACTAGCAGATGATAAGAAGCACATTGATTTCTATTGGGATGATAGGAAGGTAGATGTGAAAGGATTGAAGAAGATGCATCATTCAGGTTTTATCCTTCTGGAGTTTATCAATGTCTGGGGAGGGCATGGATGGTGCAGTAGGAAGAGCAAGGCAGAGTATATTGCTTTTCAATTTCCTGAAGCGTTCTATGTATTCAGGAAGAATCATCTCAGGACAAGAGCCTTAGATCTTTGTGAGGTCTTTGATAGATCCAAAGTGATTAGAAAGAATTGGATACCCTATGATGAGGGGAAGTATAAATGGATTGGTAGATACAATGCTCAGGATGTGTTTACTTATCTGAAGTTTGAAGATGTGAAGGATTTAATTTTTGAAGTATTGCCTTATGCCTATACCAGAGAAGAAAACAAATGAAAGTAGATCAGAATTCCTGATGAGATGTATGCAGGATCATGTAATGATAGATGAATATCCAGAACAGGATCAGAGATATGCAGTCTGTATTGCTCAATGGGAATCTTAGTATTATTTGGAGTAGGATTGGGGGTTGCTCTTAATCAGATCAGATCTCTCCAGAAGAGGATTCAGGATCTAGAGGATTTCATTGGAGAAACTTTTTTTGATGAAGAGGAATAGTTATTAAAAATTTCTTTTTATATTTGATTAAATCTTAAAAGAAAGAGAGATGACAAAGAGAGATTTCAAATACTACTCAATCCTGTTAGCAGGAACATTCTTATTTACGGCAGCAGTTCTATCAGTTGCTAAACTAGGAGCAATCCTATTAAACACTACTTTATAATGTTGATGCTAGATGGATCTGATTATGATCAGAATTGGCTTATTGAAAGTGCAAGAGATGACCACTTCTATTATGGTGCGTTAAATAAGATAGCATTATCATCATCATCTATGAAGATGCTTCTGGATAGTCCTAAGACTTTTAGTAATGTGATGAAGTATGGTTCTAATGAATCATCTCCTGCTCTTCTAATGGGGAGAGTTATTCATGTGATGATATTAGAGCCTGAGAACTTTGATAAGATCTTTGAGGTGGTAGATGTCGCTTCT